TTCGAATATCTGCGAATATTATAAATCGAAAATCTGTTCTTGTCAACAGTTGATTTTATATGCTATACTATGCTTGTCAACATATTATTAAACTATTCTTTATTTTTTCATTCTTTCCAATTCTTTATTTACACAGTCTAGAACAAACTCGGATAGTTTCATATTTTTAAAAGTTGCCGCCGTTCGTAATTGTTCTTTTGTTCCCTTTGGTGCCATTACTGTAATGCGGTCATAGTTGTCTTTCTGATACTGTGCAATGTATGAAAGTTCTTTTTCCTTATCCTTAAATGCCATTTTATACACCCCTTTTCAATTCTATTTCTAGCATTGTATCATGTTATACTATGCTTGTCAAATTGTCACAAAAACCGAAAAAATAAAGCAAATAAAAAAATATTATAAAAATATTAAACTATGCTATTGACCATATTATTGAACTATGCTATATTATAGGTACAGAAACAAAAAAGCGGGTGAAACAAAATGGCTTATTACAACTATCATGCAAAAGCAAAAAATCTAATTGCAACAGGGCATTTAATACATTTTGAAATTACAGAAAATTGGAATGGAATAAAACCAGCTTTAATGTTATACTTTGATAACAACAGACCCATGCCAATTCGAGAATATCGATGGGATGAATATTTTAAATTATTGACAAATTCCGAGAATATGATATAATGCTTTTCGGTGTATTGCTGTATTGCATTTTTCATTTTCTCCCCGATTATGACGAGCTGCGGCATGCACCATTTTTTATTTTAGGAGGTATTTATATGAAAACTATACTGTTTATATTATTTTTACCAATAACATTACCGCTATACTTAATACTTGGATTCTTAAAAATACTTGGACTTGGTTCGGTTATCGGAGATATATTTGATTTATAAAATTAAGCCTACGAAATGTAGGCTTTTTTTAATACACTTCCCATCAAATCATCAAGTAAGTATACCAATTCCGTTCCATATAGCGAAATCCAATCTGCCATAAACTCTTCTTCTTCAATGTCAATTTCTATCCCATAACTAAAACAGAAACAATGACATAATTCGTGAGCCATTACACGCCTTAAAAACGCCCCTCTAAGACCATTTGACAAATACACGCACTTATCTCCCCAATCAGTAACTCCAACCGTTATAGAGCCATCAGAACGTCTTAAATCGGCACTATATGCACTTTTAAATACTATTTCCCATTCTATACCATTTATTGTAAACATAATATTCTCCTTATTTAAGTTCCTTTTAATAACTCAAATAGAAACTCAAATGTATTAAAATAATTTTAGTTTTTATTTAATAAGGGGCAGATTTCTCCACCCCTTAACCATTACTGAATCTTCTGCAACAAAGTCTGCATTTTGGTTTTCAACATAGACTTTTCTTCCGGGCTAGCATCTCCAATCATTTCCGTAACGTCGGTTGAAAGTTCTTTCATATACTCTTCAAGCTCTTTCATTTTTGATTGTTTATCCTTGCCCATTTCTTTGGCTTCCATATATCCTTTTCGTCTTTCTCCAGAGCGACCTTCTCTTGAATCACGGCCACCTTGGTTTCCGCCACGATTTCCATAGCTTTCTTCGTAGCCACGATTTCCACCCATGGATGATGTTCCACCACTCATACTTTGTGAAGAATTACCGCTATTTGACTGACCGCCCTGTGTTCTTGTAGCCATTGAGCCACCCGTTCCACCTTCTGTATAATACATTCTACCCATAGTATTTCTGTCCATATCTCTCCAATACTCTGGATCGTGTTCTCTATACATTTCTGGTGTCATAAGATATGGCGGTTCTTCTAAAAATGGCATTTCTTCATAACCACGTCTGCCACCGCGTCTACCTCTACGACTTGTATAGCGACCCATAGAATCTCTCGGCTGTCCTCTGTAACCTCTTCTCATTTCCGGGTAGTCTTCGTACATTTCGATGTACTTCATTGATTCTTCCGAATCTTCTGCTTCTTCCATTGCTTCAATAATTTTTTTGTCCTTATCGTAACATACCAGGTCTTTGATTATATCAGTCCACATACCAAGTTCTAAAAGGTCTTGTCCTTCGATATTGTCGATTCCCATTCCTTCTACTTTTGCTTTCATGCAATCCGCAATTTTTTCTGCTAATTTATGCATAAACTACACCTCCTTACGCTCCTGCTGTCGGTGCTGTACCGTCAATAGCAGTTAAATTATTGTTTGGGGAACAAGGAATATTGCCAAGTAACTTAAACACACCACTTGTTGCATTTGTTTCTACTCTTGTGCTATATTTTGTTCTCGTTCTAATGCTACAAGCCGTAGCCTGTGTGCAATCACATTTGTTAAGCGGATAAAGTACCGTTCCATCTCCGATAGTAATAAATACCGGTGCCGTAATGGTTGTTTCATCTGGAATAGTCTGTGCCACTACGATGCAATATTTACAGCCATCTGCATAACTACCTTCTGGAATGTTAATAACAAGTCCTGTTCCGGCCGTAAATGTAACTGCACTACTAATAATCAATCTATCGCATAAGCGACATACATTTTTACATGCCATATTTTTTACCTCCAAATCAAAAGGGATAGACATAAGCCTACCCCTTGAAATAATCAGCCATTGTAGGCGAGTTTTATTTGGTTTTTAAGCGCATCCGCAACCACAAGAGCCGCTGTAACCATATCCGCTAAACTGACCGCAAGAATTTACTGGGAAAGTTACCGGAACAGGTGCATTGACGATATAAGCCGCCTGAGGACATTCAGCCCCCAATCTACGCAACAAAGTCGCTGTCTGCGCTTCCTGATTTGCTGTAATAAATGCATTCTGCTCGCTCTGTGATGCCTTAAACTTTAATGCCTGATTTTCAGCCTGCAATGTTGCGATTTTATCTGTTGTCAAGAAATCAAGCACTTGTCTTGTGCTGTCATTGATTGCGTGTTTAATATCGCAAGCCTGTGTAGCCATATTGTAATTTACATTATCAATGCTACGCTGTGTCTGGCAACAGCAGTCAGAAATTGCTCTGTCAATTCCATTAAATCCCTGGCAAAGAGTATTCTGTACTCCAAAGAATCCATTTGTAATTGCATTGTTCAAAGCATATGTGCTGTCGGCAAGTCCATAGGTCTGCTGGTCTAATTTGCTGACAAGTGTCTGCTGGTCTACTGCGGCTCTAACATCTGCCTGTGTAGCACAAGGCTCTGCGCAACGATTTCCACCAAAGCCGCCGCCAAAACCACCAAATCCACCATTACCCCAGCCAAGAATAGCCAAGATAACGATTAAGCCGATCCAATCAGAACCAAATCCGCCAAGACCGCCATTGCCGTTAGTGTAGCCAATAGGTGCTACCGGCATGGTTAAAGGTGTTGAGTTGTTAAACATAATTTTTCCTCCTAATAATTTTTTATACTTAATTCTTGCAAGATATTAGTATTAGATGTTAAACCTTGTTTTAATTTGTTTTTCCAGTTCTCTTCTGTCAATACCCTTTTCTTTGCAAAGGTTGTCTGCCAATTCGTTTAATCCCTTTACATCTCCGCTTAAATATTTGTTATATGCAGATTTAATTATAGGATTATTTGTATTGCTAACGGCCATTTGAACCATTTGTTGAATGTTAATCATTTTCCGCCACCTCTTTTTTGGATTTTACTGACGGATTTTTAGAAATTTTATCCAAAATCTCGTCAAGTCTGAAATTCAGCTTGCCAATTTCTTCTTGCAATACCTCTGTTACGCGTTCTAATGCCCCTAAATTCGATTTTTCATCTTCGATTGTGGAATTGTTAGGCTCGCCATCTAAAAGTGGCTTAAAAGTCAAAATACGAGTTTGACCTGTCGGCAACCACTGTTTCGAATAGAGTTCTGTTCCATCTGCTTTTGGAAAATAATATATATTTCCATCCATAGGAATATCTGTTGCCTTTACCATTTCCACGTTTTCTACCATTTTCCCCAACGTCTGAAATTGGTTTCCGTTCATTGTTTGCTGAAACTGTTGTAACTGATCAATTCTCTGTAAATATGGATTTGGTTGCATATACTGTGCATAGTAATTAGGATTCGGATATGGCTGCATCTAGTTTTACCCCCATTTCTTCTAAAACTTCTTCAACTACTCTTATCATTGTTGACTGATAACCTATCGGAACTTTCTGTGATTCCGGGTGTTCAAAAATTTTTTCAAGAATTTCATCACTAAACATAAGCATTTCCTCCTTATGCTTAAATTTTGGCACAAAAAAAGAACATCGGAGTACAATGTTCGTCTAATAAAAAATATAAAATTTATGCAAGGAAGACACCATTCAAGAATCCTCCTTTTTCTGTTGTTTGTTCAAAAAGTAATCAAATGTAATCAAAAGTAATCAACTTTTCGTAAAAATAAAAAAGTCCGAAACCCTTGATTTTACTAGGTTTCAGACGTTTTTTTGAAGTGCCGGCAGCGGGACTTGAACTCTGCCACTTTTCAAAAACGCCCAATTTATAAGGGATTTATCAACCATAACTTAACCGGGTAATCAAAAAAGTAATCAAATCAGTAATCAAACTATTTTTCCTGCTAGTTCTATGATACTTCTTTTTTCATCCATATTGGAAACATCGTAAGTATAATTTAGTTCATTTACTTTTTCTGTGTGTCCTAAAATTGATGATGCTATTGTCGTTGGAACTCCCATACATTTCATGTTTGAGTTTAGTGTACGTCTAATTGCGTGAATGCTTTTGGTACAAGAAAACTCATTTGTCATTGTGTAATTTCTCATTGCAGAAGATATTCTTGCCGTATGTAAGTTTCCACCTTTGTCGCAAAAAACAAATTCGCTGATACAATCATTGTCGGCACTATACTTCTTTGCTTGCCTTAGTATTTCTATCATATCTTCTGTAAGTGGAATTTTTCTAACCTTGTCATTCTTTGTTGTTGATATGAAATATTGTCCTGTTCGTCTGTCTTTCTTTTCCGACTTGTTTACCAGGATATATCCATTTTTGTAATCAATACATTCCCATTTCAAAGCTGACAACTCTCCAACTCTCATTCCTGTATACATGGCCAACAAAATAGCATATTTTACAGGGTTGGTATTTCTGTTCAACTTTTCCATTAGCATTTTCTTTTCTTCAATGGACAAGGTTCTTTCTTCGCTTGTTCTTCCATCTCTTTCAGTGCAATACTGCTTAAAAAACTGTATGTCAACATAGTTGCAAGGATTATATTCAACAACCTTATCCCTTACCGCCATTTTGAACACACCGTCAAGCATACCAAACAATGATTTCAATGCTCTATATGGGATTTGCTTTCTTTCCGTCAATCTCTTAATAAACAAACATAACTCTTCTTCGTTTATTTTTGCTATGTCCATATTTTCAATAATATCGCCGGACAAACACCTCTTGTAATCACTTTCATACTTTGCGATAGTATTACTTGATCTACCACATATTTCTTGTCTTTTTTTCCAACATTCAAACCTTGAATTAAATGTTATAATATCTTTTTTACCCCAAAATTCACATATAATATCAAGTATATCTTCTTCGTATTTTCTTTTTATTTGCTTTCTTCCTCCGTCTTGCTTTGGCAAATATGTTCTAAAATATCCGTCAGAACTTTTTGTAATTGCATACGGATGTTTTTCTAACAATTCCTTTCTTTTGTTCATTTCGACTTTATCTTGAATGGTGTCAAAATCAATAATACCATTTTCAATTGCGTATTTCAAGATTTCTTCATTTGAAATTATAATAACCACCACCCATAATGCGGTTTACCTTGCTCTGTATAGCACTTATTCTGTTTGCAACAGTGCCAACAGAAACAAGGCAATCATCCGCAATACTTATTTTACTTTTTCCCCTTGAAAGTTTATCAAAAACTTCCATTTCTTCATCTGTAAGATTAAGTAATTCTTTTAATTCTTCGAGTTCTGGCTTTGTTAATGATGATAAATATTTACCCAAAGCCATTATTATTTATTTTTCCTTTCTTTTACTACACCATCTTGGACAATTGCTAACTTTCTGTTCAATCAATCTCATATTGTCAACACAAAGCCTTCTATATCCATCTCCTTTATCTTGTAAAACAAATGCGCAAAATTCACATTCGTTACATTTTGGCAAATTGTCGCTTATTTTCTTTCTGTATTTCCTTTGTTTATCTATATAGTATTCCTTGTTTTTTCTGTATCTCCTTCGTTTAAGAATCGCCGCTATGTCCTTGTTTTCCATAATGCAATCATCATATGTGCATTTCGTACATTCCGGATAATTACAATCTTTAACTTCCATTTTCACCACTCTTTTCTCCAAGATATCCGAGTAAAGCAAGTGCCAACCTTTTAGCAAAACTTGAACTAGAATATTTTTCCGCAAATTCCCCGGATTCCACCATTAGCTCTTCCCAATATGATTTATTTAATTTTGCATCTTCCGGCAGCCAAAACTTTTGACACAATCTGTAGAAGTCTTGGAACATCAACCACTCTTCCGAGTCTTTTTGGAATTTAACGCTTGCTATTTTTTTTACCACCTTTCGTGTCCTTTTGTATTTCTTTATCTCTTTCCCCTACCAACTTTCCAATTTCGAAGCCAAATACGAATCCCATTATTATTCCGCTTAATAGTTCAACAATAAATGATATCATTCCTGCACCCCTTTCGCCAATTCATCCAAAAGATTTCTAAGATTCTCTATTTCCGTTCTTAGTTCCTCAATCTTTTCAACAAGTAAGTTTATAAGTTTCTTTTCGTTCATTCTGCACCTCTTTCTAATGCCAACCCATTGCACCGAAATCTTTTGTCGGCTCATCTGTCTTGTCTAAAACAAACGATTTTATACAACAACCACCTTTTTCGTCACAAAAATTGCACTCTCCACATCTAAAAATTAAATCATTTTTTTCTTCCGTTTCCTTGCAATTCATACACCAATTCTTTGTAAATTGGTCTAAACTTTCTATCGCTTTTTCAAGATTGTCTGAATTTCCATTTGTAAAATGTTTATTGTTTAACCCTATCATTCCGCACCTCCCTTTCATCTGCTCTGCGATTTCATCAATATCTTTATGTATGCCATCATTTATAATTTGGCCAAAACCTTTAGCTGTTAATGGATATCTTTCTTTTAATCGTTCTGCAAATTCAGCAATAGTCTTGTTTCTGATTTCCTGCGTTGAAAATGTTGGAACTTCCTGCAAGGCAGTCATTCTGTCTGATTCGTACCGATACAATTGAGCCACAGCATTGATGGCATCTTGACGTTTTATTAGGTCGCCAGAAGGTCCTTTTTTCAAAGCCTTAAATTCTTCTATTGTTCCGATTGCTCTGTATTCTTCTAATTCTTTTTGCAATCTTATCACTTCATCTGTCGCATACAGTCTGCCCTTTGCAATTTCGCAAGCCAATTCTTCCTGTGGGCATTTTTCTTTGCAATTATCACACTTCATACTATTTCCCTTTCATCTCTGCCAACTTCTCGCCTTCAAAAGAAGCTGTAGCATGAATCTTTAAAGGTTTTCTAAAAAAGTAATCATGCACTTGTTTTTTTACGATTTCATCTACTGCTTTTGTTAGTGCGTTGTCAACTCTACGCATAATCATATCTTCAAATTCTAAACCTTTAATTTTCTTTTCAATGGCTTGAACAACTTTATCATTCATGTCTTTAAGGACTAATTCCTTTAAGGATTCTTTATCAAGTCCTGCTTCGCATAACATTTGTCTTGCTTCTTGTCTTAATGCAATTTCTTCTACTCTCATAATTTTTATTTTCCTTTCAATTCCTTTAACTTCTGTTCTGCTTCTTCTTTGGTTAGGAACACCGACTTGCCAATTTCAAATAAACGTCTATCATGCCACACATATGTAAATTCTATCATCCATTCATTGTCTGGGTTTAGATAAATGCTTTTTACAAAATCACCTTTCCATCTTGTATACTTACCCTCTTCATTCATATCAACAAGAACATACAGCATATCTCCCACCTTACAAGGCAATCTCAAAAGCAATCCTTGTTCTTCTGCAATCTCATAATCATGTAACTTTTTCAATGGCTCTTGAATTGCCATACAATCTTCAATGCTAAGGTTGTCTACCAAGGCTATATCTCCTGTAAAATATACTAATCTCTCCATCTCTACCCCTTCCCACATTCTGATTCTCTTCCAATCAGTTCGATATCAATAATGGTTACTGTGTCTATGCTCATCCTATGTGCTTCGAATTTTTCCGAACAATCAACGTCAATCGAATTGTCATATATTGTTTTAATTCTTCCACAAACTGTTTTTTCAACTGGAACATCATCAAAATCACATCTTTCATATGTAACTTCAACAATGTCACCTTCAAGATAGGTCTTTCCTTCGCAATAAATTGCTCGTTTTACTTTTACCATATCTACTCCTTTCCACCATTACGCACCATCTTGCAAATTTCAAAAACTTCACATTTTACCGATTCACAATAGTCATCCGAACTAATAGTGCCTAATATATTTCTGCACTTTTTACATTTGAAGTTATGTATCTGCTTTTCTACCTTTTCCACATCATAGGCAGTTGGTTGTTCTTTTACTGCTTTGATGCACTCGCAAATGGTTTTATAGGTTTCTGTTTCTTCATCACAAATGCCATAAGGTGCTTCTTGTAATCTCCAATCTGTTAAATGTTTTATCAAAGCACTTCTACTAATCAAATCATTCTGCATTATCTACACCACCTTTTACAATCTCGTCTAAGCAGGCATTCCACCCATCAATAAAGCCACAATCTCTTAACCCAACATCACTTGCATATTTTTCTTCTCTTTCCGTTGGTATTTCACGCAATGGACAATTGCTCAAATGCACTTCTGCTTCATAGTCAAAGTCTTCAACCACTCTATTTTGTGGCTCTTGCAAGGTACAACAGTAACCCTTTCTGTATGTTGACAATGGCAAGGAATATTTACAAAAACTAAATACACAGTTTTGGCAATCACTTGGCTTATCAATTATTGCAATTACTTTCTGCATCTTCATTCCCCCAATCTAAAGCCTGTCCACAATTCCAACAATAAACAAATTTATGTGCTTGCGGATTTCCTAAATGTTTAATAATCACATCATTATTAGTGTTACAATTTGGACAAACTTCGTGTTTCAACTTCTTCGGTATCTGTTTTTCAATACACTCGATTGCAACACGGGTATTCTCTTTACATTCAAAACCAACATCACTTAAATCACCTTTGCAAAGGTCAATATATTGTCTTTCAAAATATTTCAACCCTCTTTCCTGCTCTGTCATATCTACACCTCTCCTATCTGTTCCAAAATGCTTGTAATGTCTATGTGCTTGCCTGTCTTTTTGAAGTTATCAAGCACTATGCATCTGTGTGTTTCTTTTCCGTCAAACCCTGTGAATACATCATTATGTATTTCCAATACAAGCAATACAAAAGAATCCGTTACTTTTGACTTAACCACATTCCCCACTTTAATCTTGCTCTGATCTTCATAGGCTTTGAGTTTTGCAAGGGCTTCTTGTGGGGTGTACGTCATCACAATATGTTCCACAATTACTTTTCCAAATATTTCTTCACATTCTTCACCTGTATAAGCGTAAAAACATTTCTTCATAAACTCCCACACTTCATTCTGACCCTGCGTTAATCCCTCGGATATTCCATCTTCAAAACCTTTTTTGTATGCTTCTTCCTGCATTTCTTTAATCATTTTTTCGTTTGCCATTTTTACCTCCTAATCAAACGGTGTTTCCGTTGCTTGTTTCCAACCGGAACCGCTACTACTTTTTACTTCTTCGCTGGTTTCTTCAAAACGCATTACATCGCCATTAAATCTCATAACTACTTTTCCAAGTTTGCCTTGCCGGTTCTTCTCAACCTTGCAGCCCTTTTTAATCCGTTCCTCGTCCAAGTTCCACATAAGGATAATTACACTAGCATCTTGCTCAATATTTCCAGTCTCTCTCAATTCTGCCATTGTAGGTTCTTTTGTTTCTCTACCCTCGCTCGCACGGTTTAACTGCGATAACGCTATAATTGGAATGTTTAACTCCATTGCCAAGTCTTTGATTGCCCTGGATATTTCTCCAACTTCTGCGGTGCGATTTCCACGATATGTAGTATCAGCCTTTAGCAACTGTAAGTAGTCAATAATAATTATGTCGTAGTCCATGTGTTTGCTTTCTGCTCTAATCTGTCCTACTGTTTTTCCACCGCTACTTGTAATTACTATGTTTTCTGCTTTTTCAAGAGTTTCGTTTGCTTTATCAAATCTCTCTTTTTCATCGCCCAAAAAACTAATTGCTCTACGAAGTCGTGTAAGTCTGATACCGCTTTCACTTACTATAAAACGCTCATATACTTGTTTGTTTTGCATTTCAAGGTTATAAAACCCTATTCTTTTTCCTTGTTTTGCCAAGTTGCTTGTAATCTGTGTTACAAATGCAGATTTACCAACCGAAGGCCTTGCACCTATAACAATCATATCGCCGCCTTCTAAACCGCCAAGCAAATCATCAAGTGTTGGAAAACCGACCATAAGAGGTTTTATCTCTCTTTCCTTGAAATACTTGTCCTTGTTTTCTTTGGTAATCTCTGCCAATGTTTTAGATTTAACATCTTTGTTGTCTTGCAATACCTCTAATTCTTCGTATATCGCCTGTATTTGCGTTTTTAGGTTGTTAGGCGTAACTTTTATTGATGTAAGTAATTTATCAAGCCTATTGGCCTTATAATCGTTCAGAATGGCATTTGCGTAAGTCTTAATGTTTGCAGAAGTAAGTGTATCTCTAATACAACTATTTGTTTCCTCAAGTATTACGCTTTGCGGATATTGTTCGCAACGCAATCTCTGTTCAATCGTAACTAGGTTGACTTCTTCTTGTCTTTCAAATCCACGAAGAAACTCGTTGTATATTCTTCCTAGAAGTTCTGACTTGAACATTGCAGGCTCAATCATCCCATAAATCTGTGTCAATGCGTCTTTGTCCATTAGCAACGAACCAATTACATTTTTTTCTGCCAAATATCCCATTACGATTCTTCCTCCGGTAGATAATCAAGTATTGCTTTGTTCATAAACGTATCGAACTGCTTAATATACTGTTTGTCTGTTCCGTTTTCTTCCAGTTGGTGTTTGTAGTTCTCGATTGACAACCACATCTGCTTATTTGTAAGTTTTACTTTCGTACCGCCAACATCTCTACCTTTTAACCAACCCTTATACAAATCAAACCCTCTTGCTCGTCCGTCTTTCTTTGGATAGTTGTTATAAATGATTTCAAAGTTCTTATTTAGTTCTTCTTTATCTTTATTAGTATTATTCTTGTTATTACTATTAATATTATTAACAGATACAGAATCAGTATCAGTAACAGATGTCTCCATAGGGTATGTATACCCTATTTCAGAATTAGCTCTTATTTCGTTTATTAGTGAGAAAATATATTCTCTCAATTCCTTGCTTTTAATATGTTTTGCAACGGATTCAACCCCAATAAGAACCTTTTCCGACTTGCTCCAATTGTACTTGTACCAATTCAAAATCAAAATTTCCTTGTTTGTTTTGTTGAATTTAATCAACTTATGAATATTTTCAAATCGGTCAAGCAATCGAATTACGGTTTCTTTGTTGTACCCTGTTTGTGAAGTTAATTGAAACCAACTCACTTCATAGCAGCCACATATGTTAGTCTGTGGGTTTGTCAACAAGTACAAGTAAAAGTATTTATCTTCTGGTGTAAAATCATCTTCCACTTTGTTGTCTGTCCAAAATGACAACTGTACGTTGCGATATACAGCCACTTAACCACCCCCTAATCTTCAATTTTTATTTCAATGCCGGCATACTCTTTCAAAAAGTCTGCAAGTTCCTTGTCTGTTACAAATCCCTTTTCGTACGAATCGTAAAGGCTTAATACATCTTCAATAAACTTTGGTGCTTTGCTCTTTCCGGTCTTACTCCAATAATCGTTTATAAGTACATTTAGTGGAATTGCCAGCATAGATAAAAATGCTCGTTTTGATGCTTTTTCTAGCATTTTATTAGCTTCTATTCTTGCGGTTTCTTTCATCTTTAGTAAATCAATATTGCTTAAACCTTTTTGTCTTGCTTTCAAATACTGTTTGTTCATCTTCAAGTTCTGCACTCCCTTCAAGTTCTGTTTGTTTTCCTAATATTTATAACTTTTAATGTCTTCCGGATTAACCTTTAAAAACTCCTTATTCAAACAAGGATTGATATGTGGTTCTCCCATACTATGAAACAATGGCTCGTACCATTCAACGCTATCGCCTTTTGCCTTGTGGTAAGCAGATATTTTCATTAATGGAAGATTTGGGAAATTATGTCCGTCTACATCTATAAGTCCTATTCGCATTTACTACCTCACATATAGTCAAATAAATTCATTTGGTTATCTTCTTCAAAAACTAACATTTCTTCTTTTGCTCTTGTATAGAAATTTTTGTCGATTTCAAAGCCATAAGCACTTCTGCCAAGTTCGTAAGAAGCTCTAAGTGTTGAACCACTACCACAACAAGGGTCAATAACTACATCTCCCTCGTCTGTGAATATTTCAATAAGTTTCTTTAACAACGCAACAGGCTTTTGACTTGGGTGTATTTTCGGTATCTCTTTTCCGTCTTTCTGCCACTCAAACCAATTAAAAACCATTTTCCCGGTACCACGGATATTTTTACCATTTTCGTCCACTTGCACACCATTTCTAAACTTAGGAAGTCTATCTCTATAAAGCACAAGTGCATATTCTGTAGCACCGACAATTCTCATATTTGCTTTAAGTACCTGTGGACTGTAATTCTTAACAAAAACCAAAGGTATGTAATTGTTAAATCCGTGTTTCTTACCAGCGTCAATAAGTGTTGGCAACTGCTCAAAACTACAAAATACAATCATACAAGGACTATTAGAACTTCTTCCACGTGCTAAAGGCTTTGTATCTTCTTTCTTCAACATCTTTGAGCAGAAATGAAAGTATTCATATAGGTTAAAGTTGAAATCGCTATTAAAAGCCGATTTCCCTGCAAGTTTGCTTTCTCCGTTCTTGTTATCTCCACCGTTGTACCACATAGGGTTACTACCATAAAAATTAGTACCTACATTGTACGGAACATCAGCAATAATCAACTGTGCAGGTGGTATTCCATATTTTTTATAGTTCTGCATACTATCTCGATAAATCTCGCATTTAATTTTCTTTTTTCTTTGTTCCATAATTTAGATTAGAGTAAAATTGCAATTTTAATTGGTCGACCAAAACCCTATTTACTCCTTTCTATTCATTCATCTAATAATGCTAAACAACTACTAACCAAAGTCCTGTAACACCGTCTTTCTCATACAAGAAGTCCGTATGTATATCTTCCTTTTCCAACTCGGTCATAGTGTTTACCATATCTTCTTTGTCATGACACTTAATCGTATCGCCTACTTGTAACATAATTACTCCTTTTCGCTTAACAATTCGTCTATGCAAGCGTTGTAACCATCACATCTCCCTCTTAGATAATCTCCAACAACCTTGTTTCTGTCTTTCTTCTCAATCATCGGCTTTAATGGACACCAATCAGGCTTGTATGTTTCAATATCATCTGTTTCTAATTCTTGGTCTTTAACACCACACCAAACAATGTCTTCCGCAAAATGGCACGGACAATCAATACAACATTCTGGCGTATCAATTACTAAAATTGCTTTACTCATTCTCTCTCCAATCCCCCTAACACTTCGCACAACGCCCAAATTCGCACTTTTATTCGGTCGGTGTGGAAATGCTAGGGTAATAATTAAATTGTCTTAAATTGGCTATTTAGTTAAACGGTAATTCATCTTCGATTCCGTCTGGAATATTCATCCACGCTCCGTCATCTACAGGCTTTGGTGCTGGCTCTCCGCCTTCTTCTACTTCGTATTCCATAATAAATAATTTGTAATACTTCTTTCCGTTGTACTCACTTACTGTATAGAAAGCATTGTTGATGTGAATTTTGCTTTTGTTCGCAATTTCAACACCTTTTTTAAACTGGCAATCAATAAAACCATTAATCCAATTGCCATCTCGGTCTTTACTCGCTACACCGATTGAATACTGTGTATATGAATTACCACCCTGTGATGTTTTATCTTGTCTGTATATAGTTACCGCTCTACCGTCGGTTGTTACTTTTAATCCCATGTTCTACTCCATTTCTTCAATCTCAACCACTATTCTTGGGTTGTTACGGTCTAATTCTGTTATAAATGTACTGTCTAGCACATCATCAAAACCGTCGTTTTTAATAACTTTCATTTCCTGTAAAGCGTCTAAAAATGATTTTTCCGTAGCACTTGCAAGATTGCCCCTATCGTGTCGTTTGTCCTGTGCAAAAATGTAATATGTAACCTTAATCGGTTTATCAATCTTCACACCACGCATATACTTCTGAATAGCGAGCCTGCATACTTTGTCATTTTCTGCTTTAACTTGGTTGTGGTATTTCTTGGTTCTAAAGTTGTACATTCTTCCACCAAGGAGTTCATTTAACCCCTTGAGTGGAAAAGTGTGTTTTGCATTACTAATAACTACTTGATAAGTCATTATTTATCGCCTTTCTTTTCTTCTTCCTGTAACAATTCCGTCAACTGTGAAGCTGTCTTAGGCTGTTCAAACCAATCGGAAATAGTAGTTTCTTTCTGCTTTAAGCCATTGTAGATACCGATATACTCGGTCAATTCATCTGCATTTACAGTTTCAATGGTGTGTTTAAGTCTTGTTTCTAACATTTCCTTAGTAACACCAAGTTTCGCAAAGCCTGTAACCATATTCTTAATTTTGTCAATCAATGGAACATCATTCTTACCAGCCAATGTTTTCTTACATTCGTTAATACAATCTTCTACAAGGTCTGGTGGTAAAATTGCCAAGATACGACTTCTCAATCGTCTAGCACCATCATTTGCAGTACGCTCATAAATATCACGCTGCGATGTAAGTTTTGTAGAACGACCATTTGCTTCACGAATATGCTCTACTGTAAAATTCTGACTTGAAACTGTGTTGGTTTCTAAATCCCAGCAATATGCTTGCATTTCCGATTTTCCTTCTTCGTGTGACATTTCTTTAATTCCATAATCAAGGTTTCCATAACATCTTGCCATTTCTTCTGCAAAACGGATCGTTACGCCTGTTACTGTTTGTCCCCCTCTTGGATAAGAGAAAAAGGCCTTTTCTGCGAAACTCTTACGCTGACATGCTTCGATTGCCTGTGCATACGATTCTGTATAACTTCTAGGGAATCTCTTGGCCATAATCAATTTGCCCTGCGCTTCTGCAATTGCCCTGCTACTTTCTACTGCTATTGTTCCTTGGTTGATTTTGTCAAAGTTCCCTGTTGGGTAACTTGGCACACTTCCTTGCGTTGTCATTACTTCGTTTTCTGCCATTTTATAGCCTCCTATTCATACTGTTTCTGTAACCAATTCGGTAAACCTAATGTGTTAATGCCGTCTTTTACTAATCCGTACCAATTACCTGTGCTTTCGCATTCTGCATATTCATCAAGGTATGTTCGGTACATATCCCTGCCACTTTTGATAAAATACTCGTTTGCTTCAAGTACATTTACCAAATATGGTGGTGTCTTTTCCTGTGCGATAAATACAACTGTGTGCTCACAACCTCTTTCTTTGTCTACAATGTCCTTGTAATATGCCATTTGTAAGTCGTACATCAGCTTAATAGCGTCTTTCATAAACTGTTCGCTAGTTGCGTCAGATGTACTCTTGTAGTCAATTAAAAGGTGTGTATCGCCAATATCTGTCAGAATGTCAGGTCTACACTTCATTGTTGTACCTGTTCTTTTATCTTCTAGGAAAAATGACAACTCTTTCTTACCACTAAGCAATTTTTCTACAAAAGGTGTACTGTATAACGCATCGTACATAGCCTTTATCTTTTCAAAATCCTCTTGTGTGATAATATCCTTGCATTGATTGTCTATTTCAAACAAAGCCCATTCTTCCTTGCCAGCTTTAGTTCTTCGGTCAACATTCGGTGCTACTGCAAATTCTGTAAAGAAATCGTCTTTTTCCAATACATACTTATGTACTGCTCTGCCAAATAACAATGCTGGTGTATCTTCTTGTGGGTTATCTTTCCAATAACGGAAATGTGCAGGACTTTTTACCATGTGCTTTAGTTCCGTACTACTAACCCCTTCTCTTTCCCGGTATTCTTTGTTGGAAATTCTAAGTCCGTTCATTTTCCACCACCTCTTTCAATTCGTTTTGAAGTTGGCATAAAATATGGTTAAGTCGGAAGTAATTTTCCCAATCCATAAAATCAGCCATTTTCTCCATAAAGATTTGATTCTCTATTTTTTCAATGTCTTTTTTAACATCTTCTGCACTTCTCAAACTAGCACCCCCTAATTTGTGAAGTTGACAATTATGCAGCCTTTATGTTCTTCTATGCTTTTAACTTCTATGTCATCGTCAAAAACTGCTTTATCTCCGTCAACATAAAAATCTCCAGTGAAATGAAAAACGACTTTTTTATCAGATGGATAGCGACTTAACTCTTGAATACATTCGTATACTGTCATTTACTCCACCCCAATCCTTTTAAGTTGCCTTGCTATCTTCTCTTCAACCTTTTTATTTACAGCTTTTTCTCCAACAAGCATTTTTATCTGTGAAAGAACAATCTCAACATCTGCAACTTCCTCTACCAAATTTTCAAATATGTCAACTCTTTCTTTGGCGTTCTCGAAACGTTTGTACTTACAAATTGCCTGTGTCAGTTCTGCCATTTCTTCTACAAGAATTTGTAATTGATTTGAAAAACCATAATGATTAGCGATCTTCTTCAAGTTTGCTTCCATTGCATTCCTCCAAAATTTCAAACGAGTAAGTAGACACTTCATAAGCTGTTCTTTCCTCAAAATCTGTTTCGGAAATTCTCTTATTATAAATTCTGCTCTGTATTCTTCCTTTAATCTTTATTTCTGTTCCAATTTCAAGGCTTTCCATTCTTTCAGCACTTCTTCCCCACGCAATACAAGGAATGTAATCACTCTTTCCGGTTGGTCTATTTACAGCCATTAAGAAGTCTGTAATCTGTCTGCCAAAAGGTGTTTTTCTAAAAGTTGGTTGTTTGCAAATATAACCACGCAATTCAACTTCGTTAATGTCATAACCTGGATAATCAAGAATTTCATTAACAAAAACATAAACTTCAAGTTTTCTGTTTCCTTCTGTCTGTGCATTTCTTGTTCGAATACTTCCGTAAATCAAATATTCTTTTTCGTTTTCAATTTTTTCTGCGATAATAGATGGAACTATCAATCGTAATTCATCATAATTTTCGCTTTTTCTGTATACACAAATATTTGCCTTGAAGAAATCTTCTCCCATTGTCTTATGTGAAAAAGACAATCCGTAAATCATTCCAGCCAAAGTAATTTTACTTGTTTCCATTGTGTAATCCCCCTTCGATAATCTCTGTAATCTTTCCGTCATTTATGACTATTTCTTTGTTTTTTGCTTCACTTAAAAATAAGCAATCTTGTAATGTAATCGCATCGTAATTCATATAATTTCCTCCTATTGTTTCTGTGTTGAAAAGAATAAATCGTCAGACCTCATATAAGGGTTTGCGAAATTGTGGTAGTGTGACTTCCTAAAGTAGTACATATTTCTCGGATATTCGTTTTTACAAAGTGCAATTTTTACGGCTTGCTCAACTTGTTCATCCCATTCATACTTTTCGAAGTCCTTCCATTCCGTAACCTCGTAAGCACCTTTTTGGTAAACAACATCATGTACTGTGTCTGGGAACAAATCAGATCCAATTCTGTTAAGTATCGTCAAGCAAACCATTACTTGTGTTTCCAAGTCTTGATTTCCCGCTTCGCAAAATGTTGTGCGACATAACAAATCATATTCTTCCTCTGTGAGCGTATATTTTAGCCATACACAGACTTTATGAGTTTCAACCTTTGCTTGTACCACTTCCTTGTCTAATGCCCTTATTTTGCCCGTAGGATTTTCGTATGTATATTCCTTTTTTACTGGTGTTCTGTTAATCAATGGCAACTGCTTATAATCTTGCTCTGGTCTTTCAAAAAACCAAATTAAAAACATCAAAAGTGAAACAGTTCCATACACCATCAAACGCCTACGCATTTTCGTCCTCCACAAGCATATACTTGTCGTAGTTTTTTGGCACATTACAAACTGTTCCATACTTTTTGTGAATATGTTCTTTTGCATTTAGAGCCTCTTCAACCGTCCATCCATTTTTTAATCGCGTCCAGATAGTTGCGTATTTTAAGTTTAGGATTTCAGACCATTCAGCAATCGTATGAGTTTCTCCAAAAAGCTCTAAAACTCTATTGTTTCTTCTGTTGTTACATTGTTCTTTCATTGTGATAAATCTGCAATTTCCCGGCTCATAATTTCCATTTACGTCTATCCTATCAATAGTGCATCTCATGAATTGCGCGGTTTCGTCATATCCGTTACAAACCGCCCATTCATAAAACTTTTGGAAATCATCCTTCCACTCGTCACAAACTACAATTCCGCGCCCACCATAATCTTTGTAAGATTTGTGATTTTCTCTGTAACATCTTTCTTTCATCTTTTGCCAAACACCGAATAATCTAGTGTCTGACTTCCCATGAGTTTTCTTTTTTTCGCTAATCAATCTTTTTGTCGCACATCCACACGAATACTGACCATTTTTCAAGTGTGAATACCACACATCTAATTCTTTTCCACAATCACATTTGCAATGCCACATCGTTCTTCCATTTTTTGATTCCGCCCTATGCAATACTGTAAGCATATTTATACGTTTTCCTGTCATGTCAATTGCAGGGTTTGGATTGTTTCGTTTCCAATCATTCGCTCTTAGTTCTTCCATTTTTACTCCCCTGTTTTTATAGATTTGATTTTGTCCCTAAAAAAGTAATAGAAATATGTAACAATATCTTCATCTTCAATACTGTCAATCATCTGAATAAGTTCTTTTTTTAATTTTTCCATTTTTACCTCCTAATAAAGCTAGTCCTTAATAAGTTCTTCAACTGTTGTTCCAAGGTATCTTGCTACCTTTGCAACCTTATCAACGCTAGGTTTGATTTCGTCCCAATGGTAAATGCTTCCAAGCACAATTCCTGTATCAATTTCAATCTTTCTAATAGAAATTTTTTTGGAATCTGCAATAGCCTTAATATTGCTATAAATCATAAAAGCCTCCTTCCTTATTATTGAGTTCGGAAAATATCGCAAATATAGATTGACTTAATTCTGAAAATATACTATAATCGTAGTTGCCAAACAAAAATTACAAAATATGTATCAGGCATTTTAAGTACCGCTATAATTTTGCGATTTTTTCAAAACTCTTAATCTCATTATATGCGATATTTTCAAAATGTCAATACTTATTTTGCGATTTTTTCAAAACTTTTTTCGGGAGGGTCGCATCTCTATGAATACAAAGGAAAGAATCAAAAGATTGTGTAAAGAAAGCGGTATTAGCGTAAATAAACTTGAAACTGACCTTGGTTTCGGAACTGGTTATGTTTCAAAATTAGAAAAAAGCACGCCAAATACAAAGAAAATACAGTTAATTTCAGATTATTTCAAAGTTTCAGTAGATTATTTAATGACCGGGAAAGAGAATGAGTTTTCAATTGAAATGGCAAAAACAGACGTTGCTTTATCAAACATGCAAGAAAGAGTAAAGCAATACGCTCTGAAACTGAATGAATTGCCAAAAGAGAAACAAGAACAGATTATGAATTTGATTGATATGTTGGAGGGGTAGGTATGAAAAAAGTATTATGTCTAATTACTGTTGTTATGATTTTACTTACAGGGTGCATATATCAATACGAAGAACCAAATCGCAACGATGAAGAGCCTACCGTTAATGCAGGTCAAATAGAGCAAGAACAGAGTGATAAAGTATGTTTTGAATACGAAGATATATATGTAGAATTTATAAAATGCGAAATTTCTCCTGATAACGAATTGTTTTTGTATTTTGAAATGACAAACAATTCCACCGAAAACGCATCTTTCATTTATACATTTAATGTATATGCTTTTCAAAATGGTGTCGGATTAGATAGTAATTATATATATGATTGTGACGAAGAGAAAAATTCTAGCAAAGAAATTCAACCGGGGACAACTATTACAGTAGCAGAAACCTTTGAACTATCAGACAGTTCCGAGTGTGTTGAAATTGAAATATACCCTTGGATTAGTTTTGATAATAAAGCAATTTATAAATTTACAATAGAAATTGAGCAATAAAAAGGTAGGGATTCAACTCCCTACCTTTAATTTTTCTTTCAAAAACCAGTAAATATATTCAAGCACTTCTATTTTTTCGACATTTTCAATTAATTTTATAATATCTTTCCGAACGCTATCGTTCTCTTCCATTGTAAAAACCCTCCAAATGCACTTTCTAAAGTAGCGATATTGCAATTATATCGAACAGATGTTCTTTTGTCAAGATTTTCTATTAAGAAGTCTATTATGTATTTTATAAAATCGTATTTTTCAAGGTGGATTAAACCTTTTATCTCTTTTATGTTTTTCATTTGACACCAACCCAAAATTTTAGTAAACTTTTATAAAGGTTTGGAGAGTGTCACCGCCCAGGCAAATCACTCTCCTTGCCAGAACTCGAAGATGTCTTAAAGTATTTTTAAGACTTCTTTATTTTATACTAAAGAAATATGGGAGGAAAGATTTTGAAAAAGGAAAAAATATGGGAAATTTCTTTAAATTTATCGGTTTGCGATAATACAGATGACTTCATGAGGTCATTTCGCAAGAATTTAGACACATTTCTCGCAGAAAAGGAAATTACTTATTCTAGCCTTGCAGAAGAAGCAGGAATTAGTTTCTCTACGCTCAAAACCTTAATGAGTAGTAATGGAAAAGATTGTAATTTGTCAACAGCAATTAAATTGTCAAAAGCACTTGGGATAACGATTGATGAATTGGTCGGTGCCAGAACAATGTCAGATGGAACACGGGAATGTGTTTCAAAATGCAGAGTAATGCCACAGCACTTTGTAAATTTAGCACGTTCTTACATAAGACATATATACAAACTTTATAGAAAAACAACATCAAAAGAGCCACGACTTGTTATGTTGCCGGAGTGCCGAAACGGACATTTGCAGACTACTAATGTGACAACAGAAATAGACGTTAGCCATTTGAACACTACTGTAATTAGCAAAATAGCACATTGTTTACTTATTCCATGTGATCACTATGAACCATACTTCTTAAAAGGCGAAATAATATTACTCGCAGTAGATAGAGATGGCCAAGATGGTGAAATATGTGTAATTAGTCACGATGGCGAATATTATATTGTTCGTAAAAAGATGTTTATAGAAAGCGGACAAAAGAAGTGGAAATATATGTCATTGTTTACGGAAAAGGAATTTTTAAAAGAAGATATCGAAGATAAACTCGGATATGTTGTTGGATATTTGAATGAAGATAGAAGTTGGGGAATAAGATAAAAAACGGGCGGAAAGCATAATGCTAACCGCCCTTAATTTTTGATTATTTAATTCAAAAGCGACAATGCTTTTGCCCAACATTTCTTTCCCCAAGAACGGTCCGGCTTTCCGTCCGTTCCACACTCCGGATAATCCTCTTGAAAATCGTTACACGCTTTTTCGCACAAAGGGCCAAAAGACTCATCGATTTTACCTGTATAATAACCCATTTTCTTCATAATGGATTCAAAGATTGTTACATCTACGCCTGTACTACCTTTTCTTAATGACTGCATTGTGTATTTTACCTCACTTTCCTTTTTCGGTTCGGCATCATATTTGGGCACACCAAAACCTCTAAGACATCTGTCGTTTACTTTAAGTGTGCGGATTTTAACCTCTCCACCATAGTTAAACTCAACTACCTTAAATGTATTTCCATTTACTTCTACTACAATTCCAACGTGGTCACTCCAACCCTTATTATCGGTTGTTGAATAGTTCTTCGAATCGTCTTGCCAATCATAAAAGCAATATTCTCCGAGTGTTGGGACTCTGTTTTCGTTCTCAATCCAATTACCGCCTGCCTCAAACAATTCAATCATCTTCTCGCAACCGCACTCTGTCGGGATAATATCTGTGTATCCTAATTTAATTGCTACTGCTGACGAACCACCCGCACACCATTCGTCGTCATACTGTAACCGATAATTTCTTGCCAATGGCTTATGTGAGTTATAAGTATCAATAATTTCTTTGAAACTTCCGTCTTTTTCGTTTTTGCCAAGCCATGCTTTCGCCTGTTCTACTACTTTACTTGCATATTTACCCATATCTTTTCCTCACTTTCTTATACTTTTCTACCCACGATTTTACGGATTGTTATGGTGCTAAATCCAGTACCCGTAAGGTATTTGCCCGTCAATGCGTTATTATAAATAGAAAGAGTCGCTATGATATAACTCGATACAGATACAAAAAAGTGTAATATATAAGGATACGTAAATACCTCGGTTGGTATTGTTTTTGTATCTGTATATCCGTTGGTTTCATAGTAAATATCTAAATATTTATAGTTGCTAATATTTGCTACAAGTGTTTTTGATGTACCGTCTAAAGTAACGGACGAATTTAGTAATACCGTAGGTGACATATCGTCCAAAATTTCGTCAATCGCACCTTGCACGTTGGTTGCGTTAAGTCCACTATCGGTATTGTCGTATACAACGCTATTTGCGTCGATTTCAATATTATCAAATAACTCGTCTGTATCTTCTTTCGTGTAGTAGTTTGTTAAATCTACTTTTTGAGTTTCTAACTGAGCGACACGATAATAGTAGCCTGTTTCACTATCAACTTCTTCCAATACTTCTGAAATCCACCAATCCGGTACATTTAGGTCAACAATGTAAATATTGTCTCCTTGCTGATAAAGTCCCTTATTGCTTTCGTCGGATAACCAAGACTCCATATCCTCGGTAGTATTAAATACGTGCGACCTATTTTTACCTTTTGCAATAGTTAAGGCTTCGTTTGATGTTTCACTAATTTCCGCAACATCTTCTAGCAATTCTGCGTAACCAGATGGCGTTGTGCTAAAAGCATTTTCCATGTACTCTTTAGCAAGTTCTTCACTCGCTTTGGCATTGGTTTCAGATACCTTTGCATTTGTTTCGCTTGTCTTTGCGTTTTGCTCACTCTCTTGTACTCTACCTTCGTAACCGTACAATGTAAGCACTCGTTGGTCTAATCCATATACGGCATAATCAATCTGATTTAACGTAGATTCTCCTAACGGTGTATTTGTGCTAGGTAAATTTTCAAAATTTATTCTATTTGGATATAATGGTTGCATAATTCCTCCTTTACAACGAATTTATCTTATCTAACAAAGTTGTCCAATTTATTGCCTTTGAAGATGTATCGTTTGCGCCTTGCCATTGAATGTATCTAGGATACAGTCGAACATAACTTCCATCACTTGAAGTTCCCTGCAAATAACCGTTTTTAAGTTCCCATCCGCCAATTTTTCCAGCATTTGCAAATAAACCTTCCGTTTTATTTACACCGAAGTAATTACCTGCACCAAATACCCAGTTATTTATAGACGCAGAACCACCAATAGAATAGGAACGATTAGAACCCGTACACATAAAAGCATTTGGCGGTGCCGCATCGGTCCACGCACCATTAAAAATAGAATTGTTGTCCGTTGTCCATCCACCTATGCTTGAGCCTTCTTTTGTTGTAAGTTTTCCAGTAATTGTTACATTTCCGTTTGCGTCAAGTGTTATATTACTTGCGTTAATAACAAGTCGATTTCCGTTGATAGTTATTTGACCGCTTTCAAGAGATAACTGGCTAGAAACATTTCCCCTTGAAACTTTAAGTTCGATTTCTTCTGCGTTTTGAGTAATAGAACTTTGCATTTTTACAAGTTCACCATTTACATCTTCTTCAACTCTTGTAATTTCCGACCTTGTTTCATCAATGGTTCGTGTCAGTTTGTTTGTTCTGCTTTTTAACTGTCGTATTTCGTTATTTGAGCCACTTCCGAGGGTTTCCGAATAATTCTCACTACCTCTTGCAGAAAACGTGTCCTTGGGCGATTGAATACCCTTAAAAACCCTATTAAGAATTGGAACAGTTAAAATCTTGTCCGTTGCTGTTACACGAACAACGTCACCAACCTCCAACCAAGGATTAGCACTTGAAGTAAAAGAACAAGGTGTGTAAGTTATAAAATCAACATTTGCCAAGAAGTTTGTAGCAATAGTTGTCAATACTTCCTGCGTAGCACCATAAACAAGGAAATTATCTTCAATTATGTATGTGTTTCCGTCAGATCCAACAGATACACCAACATCCTCACTATCTTCCCTTATTGTTACTTTTGTAATTGCATTTACATCGTATTCCTCGTACTTTAACGTGTTAATATTGTAATTTGACTTGTTAAAATATGCTTTATATCCATCTTGTGGGTATAAATCTTCACTCGGGTACAAATCTTCGCTTGGATAAAGTGTGTTTTTTACAACGTTCTCAATAAAAACATACTTAAACTTGCCCACATTGTTAATAACACCAAAACAAGCATTTAACTCGCATATAGCACTTAATACTTTTTGACCGGCTACCTCTTCTCCATCAATGGTTTTTTCAATAGAAACACTGTCATTTGGCAAAAAAGTTTCAATTTGCTCAATACCCAAGTAATCAAACAAACTGTTACGCATATCATTAATCGTAATAGGGAAAGTCAGTCCGTTGTACCATTCCGCAACGTCTTTGTTCATAACTGTATAAAGTTCATCGTATGCAACAATATCTCTATATCTTCTGTCAGAAGTGGCAACATCTGAATCAACACAAAATCTACCAAGTTGCACTTCGTAATCTCCAAAACGGACAAATGCGTTAAACCACAATCCTTTGTATTTCTTCAACGTACCTTTTACTTTTGTTTTGAAAGAAGCTGACGATATACCGCCAAAACGTAATATGTCTTCATCCGATATGGTTTGTTCTAATTCCATATCTTCAAGTGCGATATCATCGTTATCAATAACAGTTCCATCGTCAAATTCAAGTACAAGATTTTTAACACTAGCACTTCTATATGAGGTCTTTAATTCTTCGCTTACGTTTAGCAATATTACACCTCCTAATATTCAATAAACTCTAACTGAAATTCTCTGTATAGTATTCTCTTGTTTTCCGTATCAACCATATCAATAGGAAATGAAATGTCCGGCACATAAAACTCGCCCGTCTTGTAATCGTCAATGTCTGGACAGTAATATTCCAAAACTATCTTCTTTTCTTTCTCTACCGAATAATGACTACGGATAAATGTCATAAGTTCATTCAGTTCGTTGTTATACATTGGCTTTGTCTGAAATGAAATAGTGCTAGGCATATGGTCTAATACATTTCTTTCCAATACTCCATTCGCATTTCTTGTAGGGTCAACGTCTTGCCTACGATTTGGAGTTATACTGTATGAATTTTTGTAAACAAAAGAGAGCGGAAATACATCCGCTCCCATCTTTATTAAATATCCATTAAATGCCATAATTCCTCCTATGCCAATGCACTTACGCCATTCCTATTGATATAGGCTTTATTTTCGCTTCTTACAGCGTTAAATACATCTCTTGAACTAATTCCCGTATCTTTTTCTAAAATCTGTCTTAACAACTGATTTTGCTCTCTTAAAAGTGCATTCTGTTCTGCGTTTGCGTCACGAACACCATTTGCAATGCCACCAATAATTTGCTTGTTGTTGGCAATTACGCTTGTTCCGTCATCGAACTTACCGAAGTATTCTCCGTGACTTGCTCTGAACCATCCATCTTCCGGGAAACCGCCTGTGGCATAGCCCATATACCACAATGGATTACTTTTCATGTTTTCAAATATATCTTCAAATCCACTACCAAGTTTTTTCAGGAATTTTCTAAGCATTTCTCCTTGCTCGTATTCAACCTTTGCTTGTGCTGTTTCAACATCATAACTATACAAGCCAACTTTATCAAAATACTTGTTGCCTGATTCTGCCGCTGCTTTATCTCTTGCCGTTGACTTGTCATATCCTTGTGACTGATATTCCGCAACTTTTTCTCTTAATTCCCATTCTTCATCTTCGGCATTTTTCTTAAACCAAGCGGAAATTATTCCTAATGCACCAACAAATGTGTTTGCAAATAATGTTCCCAAAGAGTTTGCTTGAAACACCAATGCACTTTTTGCAGCTTCACTACCCAATGATGAAGACAACCCTGCAGCCACAGTGTCACTTATTGCTTTTGTTCCCATTGCCGTAGTCCAACTATTGGCTATATTTGTTGCTAAAAATGTTCCCAATGGAGTAAAAGTTAATAATCCCAAAGCAGTCAATAATGCAGTCTCAAACGGTGCCGCCGCAAAACTTTCACTAAATAAATCAACTGCCGCATCCCAGAGTTTTGTTAAAAAGTTTCCGACTGATCTTAAAACTTTTTTCCAATCAACTCCATGTAAAAATCTACCAATATTTTGTCCCAACTTTTTCCAATTAACCTTTTCTATTGCTTTTGAAAAATAATCGAACAATCCGCTAACAAGGTTTGACACATCTTGTCCTACTGCAAACCAATCACCAACAGAAATATCTTTGAATAACTTCTTTACATTGCCAAATGATTTCTCAATAGTTTTCGCCCATTGCTGTGCTTTATTTTCCATTTTTTCATAAGCAGCATTCCATACACTTTCGTATTCTTTAGTTGCTTCAAGTATCTGTTGTGTTAAGTCAATGGTATTGTTTAACGAACCAGCAGTACCGCTTGTAGATGTCGAAAGTACGTTTAGTTTGTCAAATCCTTGCAACTGACTCTTAAACTTCTTAGCACTTTCTGTTGCACTATCAAAACCATCTTCAATGCCGGTTAAATCATCTTCCATTTCGGTGAATCCTTGTCCAGTATCTTCAATCTTAATACCAAATAACGTTGCTAAACTACTAAGCATATCCTTAATAGCAATAGTAACACCATTTACTATAGGAATAATTTTTTGCATCAACGGAACAAACAACTGTCCTAAAATCATTCCAGCTTCTTTAAGGTTGTTTTTGAACATTCGAATTTGGTTTGCCAATGTGTTAATCGTATTTGATTGATCTCCCCAAGCCACGCGACTTTGTTCAAGAATTACAAGTATACGAAGCTGTTGTTTTTCCATTTGGGACATCTCGGATACTGCTTTTGACAAGTCTAATTTGTCCGCAGTTGCTTGCAACGATGCCATAGTGGTATCCCAGCCAAATTTGTAACCGGCTCTACTTTGTCCTTGCAAAACAGAACGAAGAGACGAAGCCGCACTACTATAATCAATGTTGTAAAGTGAAGAAATATCTCCTGCCAATTTAACAAATGCGTTAGTAGTGGCAAGTGTTGTCTGTCCGCTTTGTCCAACTGCGTCCATCATAGAACCTAATTGAGCGGCATATTGCGTTACTTCTTGCAAATTCAAACCAAGATTTTTTAAACCAGTAGAAGATAACAATCCTGTTTTTGGGTCGAAAGAAACACCGGACAATTTTTCAAAAGTAGTGTTCAATTCTTTGACAAACGCATTTCCATAATTCTTTGCGTTTTCATCTCCGTATTTTTCCCAATCTTCATCCCACTTGCTCGCAACCTTGCCGAAAGAAACAGTATAATAGTTAAACGCTTCTACATAATCGGCAGTGCTTTCTATGGAACTCCACAAAGACTTCATTCCTCTTACAACCAAGAAGAAGTTCGCATAAAACTTTCCAAACATACTTGCCAAACTACGTGTATGTTTTGTAGATGATTTAAGAGAATTGTTAAGATTGTTAAAGTAAGTTGATGAATTACCAAATTTCTTTGCACTTTCCGTACTGTAACCTAACTGACTTCTCAATTTTTCCAATGTAGCAACAAGGCTATCCAAAGATTGTTCTGCTACTTTTGACGAAGCCGATATTTGAATCTCTAATGAATCAACTTGTGCCATGTACTCACCTACCTTTCATCCATTATGCAGATAACAAGAGGCTTACTTGGTGCCACCTCTACACTTTTCAGCCTTTAGATTTTGTTATCTAAAATAAAAAGTGGCAGGATGTTATTCCTTGCCACTCTTATTATTTAAGTCAAAATTTGCTTTTTGTGTTTGCAACATAGCGACAAACAATTTTCTTTGTTCTTGTATTTCTTCTTCTGTAAGTTCCTTGTTCTTCTTGATAAATGAAATAGGCTCTTTTGGATATTCCGCTTTGGATTTCTTATTTGATAATCCCGCACAAAAATGAGAAAATACTACTTGCAATGCTTCAAGGTTATATCTTCCTTGCAACCACAATTCTTCATCCTTTGCTTTCATCTTCATTTCAAATGCTTTTCCGTATGCTCTTAATTCAATCGGTTTTGACTTCATAAATTCTTGTTTTGTCATACCAATATACAAAGCAAACGGAAGAATGTCATTGTAAATTAGTTCTCTGTATGTTTTTGGGCCTGTTTCTTTTTGTGGTCTTGTGGCATTTTCGGAGCTTTGGTCTGGACATCTCCTGCTACTTGTTCCAAACCAATCTGCTTGAAAAAACCGTCATTACCCATCTGCTCAATCAACATTTTCATAACTCCAAAAAAGTTGCCACTTTCCTCTTCTTTATGTTCTTTGATATACTCTTTAATCAGCTTCTTTGCATCTGAAATACTTAATACCGTTCCATCCCCGTCTTCTCCATGATGTTCAAGCAAACCGGCATAAAACATTGTTAAAGTTGTCTGCGGAATATTTGTCATCGTATCTAAAACATCTTTAATGCTTTTGTTTCCGTCTGGATTAAACATTTCTGACATAAGAGTTGTTACTTGCTCTGTGCAATCCTTATATAATGATGCTTCAATCGAAAATTCGATTTTATAGTCTTTATTTCCAATTTTAAGTTCTAACATATACTTTTACCTTCCTCTCTCCCTTATTAAAGGGGAAGGGGCAGTCCGTAGACCGCCCCATATCTCTAATTACTAAACTTATTCTTCCTCGGTATCATCTAAATTGGTTGCCTGTGCCGAGTTTGTAACGGTGACTTTTTCATCAAGTCCAATAAACTTATTTACAGTACAGTTAATTGCCATTGTAAGCAATGCGTTCTGACCCAACGCTGGCATAGGCAATGTAGACGGAACCTGAACAATGATAAAGAAAGCATCTGTCATATCCGGAATATCAATCATTACACAAATTGTTTTTCCTGCGATTGCTTTCCATTCTGCAATAGTATCGTCTGTAGCATTGATTGTGATTGGAAGTGAATCTGTTACAGAGCTTCTTCCTGCTACAAAACGTGATTCTAAATCTTCCAATGCTGACGCATCAATTGTTTCCGGTGTTACTGATACTTCGCCAATAGAATTGATTCTTGTCAACTGTGAATAACTAGCACCGTCAGTAACCTTATTACCATCCGTTGATTCGGCCTGATACACTTTAATTCCAAGTGTGGATAATCCTGCAATATCTGCCATATTTATTTCCTCCTAATTTTTGATAAAAAAATAAGAGCATTTCTGCTCTTTGTTACAATGTATCGTTATATCCTACTAATCTTTGGTATCTTGCTACGTTTCTGTGCGTATCAGATGATGAATTATCCGGGAATGGCTCTCCAATCATTTGATAACGCATAGATTTCATAACATCCGCAATAACATCTGCTACTTCTTGTGCTTCTGTGTCGCTTGTATTGGTTGTAACCTCAATTTGAAACGAACTCAATATAGCATTTACACTTGTTCCTTCAATGTCTTGTCCTCGTTCCGCACCTTGCAATCTTTTAACATAGACTGTAGGAAACTTTGGATTTGTAGATGCCTTGCTAGAAGTTGTAAAGTTAATATCCGGATATTTAGTTTTCAGTTTTGATGTTGCCTTTGCCTTAATTACAGTAAAGACCTTTGAGCCAATATCACTTGTCCACATTATCTAAATACCTCCTTGGCAATACTAACAACTAACTCCGGCAATCTTAGGCTTGTTTCATACATAAAAGGTCTTGACGGCATACCTTGTGTAAAATAAAGTTTTCCGTCATTTCCAATATAAAACCATCCGTATTGCCCAGGTTCAAATTCAATTATTTTATCTCCAGTGTTATAATCCCAATCTACGCCAACGGGAAACGGATATGGGTATGGTGCTTCTTGTCCCGCCTGTCCTGTACCAAACTCTACAAATACTGCGTGTTTTGAGTCTGCAACTATATAGAATATTGCCTTTCCATTAGAAACACCACCGCTTATAGACTTAATACTTGCTATAAGTTCTCCGGTAAATATCGCATTGTAAGTTCCAAGATAAACTTGTGCAATATCCTCGCCTTTTTCTGCAAGTCTTTGGGCCAACAAATATGCTTTTCCTTCAAGGCTATCTCTGTAATTCTTAACATTTTTTATTAAGGCGTTAATTCCTTTTTTAGATAATGTTGCTTTATAAACTTTCTTCGACAAAACAACACCGCCTTACTTTGTAATTCGCCCTAAAACCGCCTTGAATTGATTAAGGCTAGGTTTTATTGCCAACACTCTGTAATCGGCTTTATTGCCGTCTACAATCGTCTTGTCGGCATCTTTATACTGTGGTTCGCTTTCAAACCATACAAGGCTTGTCTCTTCAATCGGAATTTGGTCTTTATCAAGTACCAACAACGCATCATATCCCGATACATCAATTCCGTACTCTTGTGTGTTTACTTCGCCACCAGACATAGATATGTTTCCATAAAAAGAAACAGGCTCAAAATACGTTGGTACTTTGTTACCCGTTTCTCTGTAATATACGTTTCCATCTTCGTCTATGTAGTCAACTATTTTGTTTCCGTTTTCGTCTAAAACGTACTCCGGCTCTTCTCCTTTGTATAATGCGTAATACATTTTCTGTTTATTTTTAGCAAGTGTCCTCATAATTACACCTACATTTCCACCTCTGGTAAGCCCTTAATACAAGTTGCGATTGTTACAATCCCGGACAAGGCGGTTGCGGATGCCACGTACACCCAGTCCACTTCGCTAATAACAACAGCAACTGATACCATGGCAACAAATGTTTCAGCCATAGTCTTAATAGTTCTAATGCCTGCGGCCTTTAACCACTTTTTTGTTTTTTCTTTCATCATTATTGCTCCTTCCGATCTTTATTTCCCATAATAACTTCATAAATTTCATCAAGTCTTTTATGCTCTGCTTTAAGACTTGCTTCCATTTTTACGATTCTTCCTTCGTGGTCTTTAACATCATTCTGAATGTTTCTTACTGTTTCCTTTACTTCTTTAACATCTTTGCTGATTTCGTCAAGTTTCATATCAGTTCTAGTATCTCTTTTGATTCGCTCTTCAAAAGTTACTTCATCGGATTTTCTTCGATTTTTTAAACCAATATAAATAGTAAAGCAAACAGACAATAACGCCACAAAAAAACCCGCAATTTCAAGAAGTAATCTTGTTTCAATCATAACTACTCACCTCTTCGAGTTCATATTTTCCGTTTCCCACCACCAATTACACGGAATGCCCTGCGGTTTAACCACGCACAAACTTCTAAAATATTGCTATTGGCACTATTCCAGAAAAGAATTTTTCTCTATCTGTATATGAACGACTAACACCGTTTTCATTATGCGAATCTTCGCCTTCTGCTCCGATTTTATTATAATCGTACAATGCAATATTTCTTATTTGCGCATAATATGCATACAAATCTTTGTAAATCATTTCGTCCGTGTAACTAGATGGGTATTTTCTAGCAATTTTCACTTCTCTAATAGCAGAAATGACCTTTGCTCTTAATTTGGACTCACTAAAAGTTGGCTCTGTTATTAACTCACTCGTAATATCTGCCAACAATTCATCTTGTAAGCCAACATTGATTAATTCATCCATAGTTTCACCACCTTATAAATCGAATTTTTCGATTAAAATCTTCTTTAGTTCTGCACCCGTAATGTTTTCTGCATCTTCAACATCTTCCGCTTTTGCAAGTTCTTGAAGTTCTGCTGTGGACATACGATTGATTTCTGTTTTTGTATAAGTCTTTTCGATTTCTTCCAAAGGCTCTTTCTCTTCGATTTTTTCAATCAAAGGTTTACCCTGCTTGTTGTTCTTGCTTGATAATTCTTTTAATCTTGCATCTGTAACAACCATTCCAAGGCGAGGGAAAATATCCCCCACCTTGTACTGATGATTAAAGTCTTGCAAGTCCTCGAAATAATGAATTACTTTATAACCCATTCAATCAACTCCTTGTTTTATGCTCCTGCTCCACTAATTGTTGCTACAACAATTCCGTCAAGTCTTTCTGCAAATAATACAAGTCCGGAAACCACAGTATCAGATGCAGTCATATTTGTGTAATCAGGTGCTTCGTGAATACCGATAAGACCGGTTGCATCAGATGTGAAACTGAATGCTTCGTTAAGGTCTGCACCGTTTACCGGGATGTAGTAAAGAACGATGTTGTCTTTTGCTGTTGCGTAAATCTTTCCCTTTGGTACGGAAGAATTGAAGAAAACTGTTCCTAAACCAAGGAAATTTTCAACGTATGTCATACCAAAAGCTGTCTGCAATGAAATGTTTGCTGTTGCTAAGTAATCTGCCACATCAAGCGGGTTCATAAAGTAAACAGCACCGATTTCATCATCTTCAAAAAGTACCTGCAACTGACCCCAAGCCTGTGCTAATGCACCCTGGAATGTTGAACCTTCTGCTACACCAGTACCGGTTGAAAGGAAATCAAAGAAGTTGGTTCTAACTCCCTTCTGTACGTCTTTTAACATTGCATCTGTAGTCATTGTTACAGCCTGTGAATAGCCTTTTTCAATGATTGCTTCTGCGGAAGTTGCTTTACGCCATTTCTTCAATGTGATTTCTTCAAACGCAACCGGTTCGGTAACGTATTTGGATAATGGAATTAAGTCACCTTCTGCTACGTTTCCATCTTCAAGTGTTCCTGTTGCCTTGTACGCTTTTAAGGTTGTACCAGCCTGTTTTGGAATTTTTCTTGTTACGCCAAGAGATTCCAATAATTTCTTGAGGCTGTCACCAAATGTGTAAGTGAACTCAATCTCTCTTGCTTTTACTAAATCTTCGCTTTTAATTAAATTTGTTTCTGCCATGTTTAGTTCCTCCATTTCTAACTAAATAAATTTTGATTTTGTGCAATGGCTCTCATTCTGGCATCTCTGTCCGGAATAGCCATAATCTGTTCTTTTGTCATAGCTGAATCAGTACCAACATTTGCCTGTGGTCTTGACTTCAACCATTCTGTCTGTGCTACTTTTACAGCCGCCTTAATTTCGTTTTCGATAATCAAAGCAATTGCGTTATGGTCTGCATTGGAAACCGCATCAATCAGGCTTTCCACCACTTTTTCACTTGAAATAGATTTGTAAGCACCTACCGCTTTCATTCGATTGTTTTCAGCCTTTAGGTTTTCTAACTCTTCATCACGAATGCGTTGTGCTTCTGCCTGTTCTTCTGCCAACCGTTCATCTTCGGTCTGCTTTGCTCTCAACTGCTTTGTAATGTCACCCTTTTCCTTGAGTGCTTTGTCGAGTGCTGATTTATGTCGCTCTTTTTCTGCTCTTTCGCTTTCTAATTGCGCCATAAGTTCTTCAACCGTTGGTGTTGATGCGTTTGTGTTGGTTTCATTTGTGTTTGTTGATGTGGTTTCTACCACGTTTGTTGCGTTTTCGTTTGCCATAATTTTGTTACCTCTACTTTCTGTGTTTTGCGTTCTTCTCTGAACCTGTGTGTTTGTCAATGGCTTCTCTGCCAATATAAAAAGGCACTAGATTTCTCTAATGCCTTAATAACTAATCAATATTTGGACTATTGCTAATCTGATCCGATGTGTCAGCAAATGGTCTTTTCTCTTCTGTTTTCTTTTCCTTGCCAAAAACTTGTGTGTCTTGGTACTTTTTAACACCTTCTCCGCTTCGTTCAACAACTTGCGTATTATCTTCGAACATTGGAATAGCTTGCGTTGCATCCCTCAAATCAAATCCGTGGCTAAGTAGTGTTGTAATAGCATTTGTTTTAACGGTAAGTTCATATGTCTTACTACGTTTAATGTTTGGCTGAATGTCTGTGTACCTTAATTTCAACAATGGACTATCACTTGGAACATAAGGACAATTTCTAATTGCACTTAAAACAACCTTGATTTCTTCCATTTTGCAACTTTCCATAATGTTCTGTTGCTTTTGTGCTTGCGCTTCTGCCGCACTCCATCCGGTTGCGCTATCCATAGCAATTCCCGTACTACCACCGCTATTATCGTTTCTCTGTGGCACGTTGCATTTCTGTAAAATCAATGCTCTACGAGTGATAATGTTGTTAAGCATACCTTGGTAATCATAATCAACAGCCAATGGCTTAATAAATGGTGTTTTACCATCTCTTGTTGTTTCGGTAATTACCCATTCATTTGTACCTGGTTTCTTTACTCTCTCTGTTTTTGTTCCGTCATCGTTTGTAACTACTTCTTTTGGAAAATCAATATCATTTCCGTGCCAAATCGCTTGCGTGTTCTGTTCCACATCGTTTGTAAAGTCGGAAATCAAAAGGTTTAAGTTATCCATTTCGGAAATCTGTCGCTCAAAGCAACCCATTCCGTCATAACTTCTAAACCATTCGATTACCGGTATCATTCCAAGTGGATTTACTTCACCACTTCTTACATCGTGTTCGTAGCCTTTTAGTTCGAATCTCAAATCTCTTGTAAAGATTGTAAATCTCTTTTGATTTTCACTATCAAGCCTGTAAACAACACCCATCATTGGTCGTTTGTCAAAGTAATAACTTGAATAAACAACAAAGGCATTGGAGTATTCCAAACTTTCAATTTTGAAGTAGCTGCCACCATTAGCAACATCTATTTCATCCGTGTTTATGTCAACGTAGGTATATCCAAGACCGCCAATTTCTACGTTTCTTCCAAGATGCTGTGTTTTTTTGCGAATTTCCTCCGCTTCATAGCAATCATTCAGCAATGAAATAGCCTTTGTAATACTTTCATCTTCGCTTTCACTACGCTGAACAAGTGTGATTGGATTTCCCCAATGAAAAGAAGTCTTAAACTCTGTTACTTCGTTTGCCACATTGTCGCAAGCCTGCACATTTATGTCTGACCTATATGTTTTTGTACGAACAATCGGCTGTTCGCCTTTTTCGTAGTTGTTTAAGAAATCAATTCTTGTTACATTCTGTTCGTGCAACGGAAGAACTTTACGCAAAATGTCAATCACGTTATCGTATGTAATTATCGGCTCACTTGTATAAAGCGTTTTTCTACCAATCTGCATCCTGTCCTCCTAATAAAATTTCATTCCGCTTGACGTATATCGTTCGGAAACTTTTTCCGTCTTTGTTTCTCTTGTCTGTGGGTCAAAAACAACTAATTTCTCACAAGTTCTACATTTTACTTTTCTTGGAATAGTGCTTTTTTCATCCCATGTCATTACTTTTTTCTTGCATAACGGACAATTTATATTCATAACCTTTTTTCCTTTCTTGCATACAAAAAAGCACCGTATTTCTACGATGCCTTTGTAAAGGGGGTTTCAAATGAAAAATTTTGTTTACATCTTCTCTAGTTTAATAATAAACCTGTTTTTTTGTGATTTGTGTGAAACTACACATATTTTGAAATTATTTTACTAACAAGGCTTCTGTCTATATACATTTCATCCGCAATATCCTGCTGTGTTCTTTTTTCAATGAACCTTTTTCGAAGAATTTGCCTATCCCTTAAAATTTTTATTTCATCAATGGTCTTTTCGATTTTTTCTTTGCACTCAATTAGATCATTTTCCTTTTCGGTCAACCTATTATGCTTTCCTCTTAACAATTTCATTCTTCTGTCATATTCCCTTTGTGGAAATCCCTCAATCTTGAAACCCTGTATTCCGCCTAATCCACCTTTTACCTTGTCTTGAACAGTTCCAATTTCGATAAGTCGTGCAATGCCATCTTCTGTTTTCTTAATATCATCTTCTGTTTTTTTTAATTCTTCCTGCATAGAATAATATTGTTCAAACATTTCCTTAAGTTCCAACACCATACCCCCTAAATCGGACTTTGAATAATTCTTGTTTCTCTTTTTCTTTCTCCAGCTTGCACTCTCAACGCAAAGTTTGAAAGTACGTCCGGAACGTCATCCAACTGTTTTTTACCCGATACGGAATATTGTTTTAACAACGACATCATTACTCCGTATGGCTCTTTCGGTGTATAAAGTGACGAATCTTTGAATATAACGTGCTGTAATATCCAACTTGAGCATTGAAAAATACGTGCTTCTTTGTTTGTTTCTGTCGGTCTGCTAGTTATATTGCAAATCCAACCTTTGCTCTCAACACGCTTGTTGACTTCCATTGCAACCCTATCTCCACCAGCATTACTTTCAAACTCGCACTCTTGCGTTTTGTTGTTTACTAAAATGTCGGCAGCATTTTCATATTGCTCCTCATAATCTGCTGTGTTATCACATACACAATCAACGCAATACCAATCTTCTCCGTATTTTTGAAATACCGGCATAACAAAGTAGTCTGTACCTTTGCCCTTTGTATCGCATTGCGCTGTTGTAATTTCAGCTTCTCCGTGTGGCAAATTAAGGTATCTCCTAATCTTGTCATCCGGGAACAACAAGCCTTCTCGTTCAATCGGCTCTTGCTTGTAAAGGCACTTGTAAGAAATATCATCCATAAGCAATTGCTGATCCGCAAAGAAATCTACTGTGAAACCGCTATACTCGTAATCAAAGTTACTTTCGCCTGTTTGTGGGTCAATATCCGGCACCGCAATAACCTTTACTCTGTCGTTTCCGTCATACATTCTCTGTATGCGTCCAATAACATCATTTACAGACCACCTTGTAGCAATATGTATTTCCTTGCAATTCTTTCCGTCTGTGTCTTGAATTTTTCTTTGTCTTGCGTCTACTGCGTATTTGTTCCACAGTTTGTCAAGGATAAGTGGGTTTAATGCTTCTTCAATTCCGCCAATCATATCATCAACAAGCAAAAACTTACTTGCTCTTACCTTACCAGCGTTCTTACTACCAACAGAAGTACATTGAACACTAGGAAATGGCTTGTACTTACCAACATTAAACTGTTCCATCTTTGCATCCGTTCTTGTTACGGACAAATCGGGGAATATTTCGCCCCATGTGTATTCGTCAGTATTAGTGACTATATCCAACATGCCATCGTAGTACATTCGCGTAATATCTCCACTATGCGAATAGAACAAGTTGAAATCTTTTGGATACCAACCAATAATCAGTGCATTGAAAAACTTCTCGATTGTTGTCTTTCCTGCGCCTGGAATAAGCGAAATACACAGAATGTCGTACTTGTCATCAATCATTCCTTGCAAAGCATCCACAAGTCCTATTTTTAACAACTGCTTGCGCCTAGGCATATAAAAACGGTCTTTCGGCTCTCTCTTTTTCTCCAAGTATCGAAAACCACTATCGACAACCATATTCTGCGCCTCTAACAGAAGCACTCGGTATAAATCATCCAAAATGTCATACCAAGTCTTATTTGCAAACGCATATTTCTCTAATTCCCAAGTATTGACACCGGTAGTAGAAAAAACATACTTCTCGATCAACTCCTTCGCCCTTGACGAAACTTTAAGGCCAAATTCTCTATCTTTTCTGCCAACAAGCATAATCTCACTTGCCTTCACATAAGCATCCACTACACTTCGGTCAATGCCATGTCGCTCTATGTAATTTTCATACTCTTGTATCGTTCTCTCATCTTCGATTGTGTGCATAATAAAAGCACCTCCACAATTAAGCAGAAGTGCCTTTGCTTCTGCCTATAACTTTTCTAGGTTAGCGACTAAAACCATTTATTAGCCGGTAATTTATTATTTGCTTGTAGTATCAATCAAAATGATACTTTCTCTTAACAGTTCGTCCTTCTCAACAATATACTGTCCTTCAGCGTCACGCTTATACTTTTCCAACTTACAGTAAACCTCAAAAGGCTCTGCGTGAATGTCTAACATACAGGCGCCTAAAACCTGCTGCCCATCAATGTAAATCTCGGTTGTTTTTCCATCAGTTTCAATTCTTAATTTTGGATTTTCCATATTATTTCCTCCATTTGCAGTTTCCGAAGGTGGAAAGTCTATGTGTGACTTATTACCTTAAACCACCAACGGCATTTTTTTAATTCAAGTGGGATTTCTCTGCTCACCCCACTCTATCCGGTAGCGAACCAGTATTTTCATCCAACCAACTACAAGTAGTCAGCCGAGTGGATAGGTTGGAAATTTCATCCAACACGACAAGCATTCCTACAAGCGTCCTCTGTAAATAATATACTCGACCACTATCTTGTCTTATGGTATAAGCGTCTTATTCCGCCACTATCCATCGTCCATTTTATGTCTACAAGGACTGTGCAGGGTTATTATCCAATCTCTGACATTCGTCTGTCTGTAAGACCACTCACCGACTTTGAAGATTGATATTTGTTTTTGATAGGCTACCTCTCAAAACCTATCGGGCTTGGACTTCTCACACGTTGGCTTTGCTCTTGCCTTATCGCTTTACATTCATCCAATATAACCACTATTATTTATGAGCAAATCATTAAGAGGTTTTTAATTGACATCTTGGGAATTGAACCCAAATCCTTTATGTATCGTGGGATAGACACATAACGTGCAACCTTACACCATTGCCAACCAAAACTTAAAGGAGATCTATCAATGAATAACATCTATTTGGCCTTTTTGTTTTTTTGAAAATTTTTGGAAATCATCTTGAGTAAGTTTAGATTTGTTTATCGGATGTGTAGTAGAAGTTTTATCTTTTGTTAGACATATCTTTGCGAATTAGTTCCCGGATATATTCAGAAATCGTAGTAGACTTTTGTTTTGCACTCTTTTCTACATGACTTCTCATAACATCATTTATTCGCAATTTAATTGTTGTTTCTTTTGGATCGTTTGAATATCTCGGCATTATTGAACCTCTTTTCTCGGTCTACCCATGGTTACTCTTGGCATTTTTAACGCTTCTTCAAAGCTTAAGCCATATTTTTTCATTCTGTACGCAACTGTAGTTGCCGTCACTCCAAAAATAACATACCATTCAACCAAAGGTCTTTCTTGCCCGTCTATTTCTTCTGTTTTAAGTTTTCTAGGACTACGATTTTTTATAGGTCTTTTATTATTTGCTTGTTCTTTTGCTGTTGCCCACCTACAGTTTTCAGGCTCATAGTTTCCATTCACATTTATTCGGTCTATGCTTAAATCGTTTCTATATCCGTTTTCTAAAGCCCATTCAATAAAATTTTCTCTATCGTGCCATTCTTTGCAAATACAAATTCCACGACCACCATAATGCTTATATGAATGTGAATTTGGGTTATAACATCTTTGCATCATTCCATTATGTATTCTTCGAAGTCTGTCTAATTCTTCGGAATGTTCGAGTTTTAGACTTTCATGTAAACATCCACAACTTTTAACAATACCATTTTCCCAATGTGTTGGTTCGATTGTTGTAATATTCCCACAGTCACACTCGCATATAAATGCCCTATGTTTATTTGAAAGCCTTGTTATTCCAATGACTTTCAAATAATTATTTTTTTGACCAATGTATGACTCGTCAAATTTTACAGGGTTATAATGTTTTTTGCATTTTCTGTATTTTTTCGCATTATCCTTTATTGATTGATACGGTGCAGATATTATATCTCCACATATTTTACATTCCATACCAAGTAAAAATTTATCTTCGTTTCTTCCTACAGAAACTATTTTGTAATCCCCATAATCAGAGCCAACCATACTGTAAGCATTTTCAATCATTTTGGCTTTTTTATTTTTTGAAATTTTTTCAAATTCAACTTTTTCGTTTTCTCTTTGCTTCATTTTTTGGCATTCACAATTCTTAATCAGTTCAGACCATTTATTCCGACCACTTATCATAGTTCTATGAACTATCTTGCCACATTCAGTACATTGCAATGTAACATCTTTACCTCGTTTTTCAAAGTTATACTCAATATCTATTATTTTATATATACCACTATAAGTCCCTATTTTATTTCCATATTGTCTAAGCATATTATTCGCTGTATGTAACGCTATTCCATTATCTAATAGATTTTGTAATGTATTCATATATGCTCCTTTATATATTGTGGTACAAATAAAAAATTAAGAGTTTGTGGAGTTGACTTAGTAGGCGTCAAAATCGCTCTCCCGTCAGACCCCCACCCCATCCGCTTTCGTTCCGTGTTCCGGTCTGGTTATCTGTTCCAGGTTCTCCGTTGCATTTCTGCTTTTTATTTCAACTATTCGCTAAACAATCCTTTTCCGAATAGTTACATCACTATATCTTGTGTTCGCCATTCAAACAACACATTATATTGTGTTTTCCTTGCTTTCTATCTGTCGAAACTGTGCATTTTGTATATTTTCGCCAAGTTTTGGGAGCTCGGAATCGCCTAGAGCCTGCTTAATTGTTGCTTGTTGCATCATTCTTTTTGGCTCGTAGAGTTTGCCTAGCTCCTCCTCGTTATTGGCTCGCACTACTTGCCCCATGGTGTCATTGCTCAATGCGTTAGTGTTTGAATCTTGCATTTCTTCACGCAATTTTTTGATGACGTCGAACCTAGATGAACTTAATTCTTTTATACTTTTCTCACAATAAGGATTATTGCCTTGATATATACATTCACCATTAACAATATATAAATTATTATATTCCTCATTTATAGCGTTATCATTAAGAGTAAATATATAATTATTGGTATTATTATTGTTAAACCATAGCCATAATGTACTTCTATGTATACCAGTTAAATTAGCAAACTGTTGTATCTTAATAACACCACCATATCTTTTACATAGTCTTATATACATTTCGCATACTTCTTGAACATCTAATACTCTATGTGTTAATAATTTGCTATGATGGTTATTTACTTTTACATCTTCTGGAGATGCCTTAAATACCAAATTGTGAATATCCAGCCAAATGGAATCTATAATATCCGCTTTTCGTTTTTCCGGTGCGGATTCAACGCCCAATTCGTCATACAGTTTTATAAATTCTTCATACATCTGATCCGCCAAACTTATTACTTCCGACATCGTTCCACACCTCCAATCTGAACAAATAAAAAAAGACGGTTACAATATAAGCCAATGCCTATACTGTACCGCCTCTGCTCGTGCACTCTCTTTTCTCGTATTCGAATATCTGCGAATATTATAAATCGAAAATCTGTTCTTGTCAACAGTTGATTTTATATGCTATACTATGCTTGTCAACATATTATTAAACTATTCTTTATTTTTTCATTCTTTCCAATTCTTTA